ATATATATAAACTTATGCAAGAACAAAAGGTAAAAAGTTTACTTGTAAATACAGTTCATGATTCTATCGTAGCTGATATTTATCCTGGAGAAGAAGATGTGATGAGTAAGATATTTAAACAGGGCACAGCAGATGTAATACCTGCATTAAAACAGTATTACAAAATTGATTTTAATGTTCCACTTGACACTGACCTTAAAATCGGTAATGATTGGTTAAATATGAAGGAGGTCAATAATGACTAAATTAACTAAACGAGAAAAAAAAGCTTTAGTAGTTGTTTTATCTGCTGGTTATAGTGCTTATAAAGATAATGAAAAAGATGTATCTGATATATTTTTAAAAAAATATGATACACCACATGGACTTACTCTTGGTATATGCTATAGTAGAGCACTAGATAAACTAGGTCTTGATACATTTTGGGATGAACAAGGCAAGTTTATTAATAAACATAAACTAGAAGGGTAATATAATGACTAAAGAAATAGACGCATTAGAGACAATGGATGATTATTCTGATGATCAGTATTCTGCTTTTTTAGAATACACTGCGTTAAAAGATCAATGCATGATAGAACCAACAACACTGTACTTAGATAATACTCATGAATTTTTTTCAGAATGGAAATACTTTGCACAGTCTGATGGTTTAGAAATTAAAATAATAAATGGAGAAACTAGAATATGTTAAATTCAATATGGACTTATATATGTGCGAGTGCGACACTATGCGTTATATTATTTGCAATATATTTAACTTTGAGTTTATTTTTTTATTGATTTTTTTTGCAAAGTATGGTATATAATATTATTAATAAGGAGGGCAAATGTCTGATAATAATTTAGTAAATATAAAAAAGATGTCTGATGAGCAAATTATGCAAGTCATAGGACAAGATGATGGTTCTAACTTAGGTATTAATATACCTAGATTAGCAATCAATCGTACACCAGAAGATGATGATGGTAATCAATTACCAGTAGGTCATTTTTATGCATACGATTCTAATGTAGGTCAAAATGTTTTTGGTAAACCAGTTACATTTAGACCATTCATAAGTGCAATGCAGTATATGCATTACGATGCAGATAAAGGTGAATATGTTAATAGATCAATTATATTTAAAAGCTGGAAAGAAGAAGCTATTGATATACTTGGTGGAACTAGATGTGGTAAAATACCATTTAAGGATAGATCAACTTTAACTCCAGAAGAGTTAGAGAGACAAAGAACTATAAGATGTTATAAATTAGTTTATGGTTTATTAAGTATTCCTAATGGAACTACAGCAAATGCAAAAGCACATAGTGTAGAGAACTTACCTGTATTGTATAGGGTAACTGGCACAGCATTCTCACCTGTCAGTGCTGCTTTAGATCAATTAAAGAAAAGAAAAAAGTTAATGTTTAACTGCACTTTTACTTTAAATACTAAAAGACAGAAAAAAGGTGGCAATGTGTTTTATGTTCCAGAGATAGGAGTTAATGCAGATGAAAATCTACAATTATCTGATAATGATATGGAAACCTTAAAAGTATTTCAAGAATCAATTGATACTGAGAATACTGAAATAATTGCAGGGTACAATAAAGCTAAAAACAAAGCCAGTAATAGCGGAGATAGTATAGATGCGAAGATAGTAGAAGAAGTAAATGATGATTCTCCAGAGAATGTATTGTCATCGTAATGAATACTATACTCTTAAAGGTACAGCAATACTTAGATAATGTATCAAAAAATCCTGTACAGCTAGACAAACAGCTAGTGCAGGAGTTTGGTGAGGCGTGTAAAAACGCCTTACTTAAACAGTTTGAGGGTGATAGAAGAGGTAAGTTTGAACCTAGAATGTCTAATGTAGGTAGACCTTTGTGCCAATTACAAATGGAAAAATCAGGTATGAAAGGTGAAGGTCAACCTTATAATATCAAAATGAGAAATACATTTGGGGATATAATAGAAGCATTAGCTATTTTAATTATGAAATCAGCAGGTGTAAATATTACAAATGAACAAAAAAAATTAACTTATAAATTTAATGGAGATAAAATTGAAGGCAGACAAGATGTTGAAATTGATGGGAAAGTGTGGGATATTAAAAGTGCGTCACCATATTCCTTTGAAAAAAAATTTGGAGAAGCTGGGGGATTTAATGAAGTTGTACGAGAAGATTCCTTTGGTTATGCGTCACAAGGATTTTTGTATGGTGAAAGCCAAGATAAAAAATTTGGTGGGTGGATAGTTATTAATAAATCTACAGGTGAATGGACAGTTTGTGAAACACCTTCTGCTGTAGAAGAACATAAACAAAAAGCTATAAAATTAGCTAAAGATAATTTTAAAGCATTAAAAGATAATGTTCCTTTTAAAAAATGTTATGATGATGTTGCAGAAACTTTTAGAAGTAAACCTACTGGTAATAGAGTTTTGGGTTTTGTATGTTCATACTGCCCATACAAGCTTCCTTGTTGGGGAAGTAAATTGCAGTTGTTACCGCAACAGCAATCTAAAGGTAAGAATCCTAAATGGGTTTGGTACACTACTGTAACAAATCCTAAGGAGGAAACCACTGAGTATGGTGGAGATTAGTTTGAGGGGTCTACTCTCCGCCATCTCTTGTTATGTTGTACTTTGTATTATTTAAAAATAAAAAAGAAGAAGATTATAAAATGTTTACAAATGAAATATTTAGTAAAGAAAAAGATGCAGAAGAGTTTGGTAAAAAAAGTATGAAAAGAGGTTATGAACATAAAGTTATTGAGTATAATAAAGACAATATAGATAAGTATTGGTACAAATGAAAAAGACAAGCGAATTAAATTTTATAAATTCTGTTAAGGTAATAGTTAGTCCTTGGCAAAAAGGTTTTACATGTGGTATAATTATGGATAGTAAATCTAAAATGTCCACTGAGCAATATGAATTATGTTCTACGATAGCTAGAGGCATGATAAAAATGGCAACTACTGACCCTCACTCTACATTTCTTTGGGGACTTCGTGGCTTTGCTGAAGACAAGAAAAAAAATACTAAAGATTTAAGTATTAGTTCTGTAGCAGAATTTGATGATGAATCTAATGTTGTTGATTTTCTTGAATATTTAAAAATGAAAAGAGATAAGGAGTTAAACTAATGGCAACGCACTTAGTTATGGGTGACCCTCATTGCACACCCAAAGCAAGCAATGATAGATTTCTGTGGGCAGGTAGATTAGCTGCAGATTTTAAAGTAACTCATGTAATATGCATGGGTGATTTTTGTAGCATGGATTCTTTATCCTCATATGATAGAGGTAAGAAATCATTTGAAGGTAGAAGATATCAGAAAGATATGAAGCATACGCATGAAGCTTTATCTTTATTTAATAAAGGTTTAGGTAATCATAAACCACTTAAGACTATGATACTAGGTAATCACGAAGATAGAATTGATAGATTCATAGATGAGAATCCAGAGTTAGATGGATCTATAAGTATAGATGATCTTAAATATAGTAAGTATGGATGGAAACAAAGTCCATATAAATCTATAAAAGTAATTGATGGTGTGCATTATTCTCATCATTTACCATCTGGCATAATGGGTTCTGCAATATCTGGTGAAAATATTGCAAGATCTATATTGACAAAGCACAAGGTTTCTGCTAGTGTAGGTCATAGTCATTTATTAGATTATGCTATTTCTACTTTACCTAATGGTAAAAAATTACATGCATTATCTGCTGGATGCTATTTAAATCATAAAGAACATTTTGCAAGAGATACTCAGCATATGTGGTGGAGTGGTTTAATTATTAAAAGAGAAGTTAAAGATGGTAATTATAATTTGGAAACAATAGATATTAAAACTATTAGGAGAGAATATGGCAGAAGATAAATCATGGAAAGATTATGTGTTTGAAGAACCCATAGATTCTAAAAGAACATATAAATATGAAAAAGATCATACACATGATATATCTTATGAGAATGAAAGAAAACATAATAATGTTCATTCACCTTCTCACTATAAACATGGTAAGAAAGAAACTATAGAAGTTATACGAGATTGTATGACTAGTGATGAGTATCATGGGTACTTAAAAGGTAATGTTTTAAAATATGTTTCTCGTTATAAATTTAAAGGAGAACCATTAGAAGATTTACAAAAAGC